GACAGGGTACCGGGCCTAGTGGTGCCGGGCCAATGATGGTTTGGTCCGACGATGGAACAACGTGGAACCAGACAAACGTACCGATTAGGGAATATTGGATGCTCTCAGACGGAGACAACGTCTGGGTAGGAGACGGCGGAGGGAATGGAACCTGCTACTACAGCCCGGACGGGGTTGATAACTGGACCTACTACGACGGACCCAACCTCGGGTTGAACCACATGGCGTTCTATGGGAATTTTCTGCTGATCGCTGTCCCATCTGGCACGGGCCAGGGCTTTCGCATAACCAAGCAATCCTCAGGTGCCCTCCCGGTCGAGTTGGGTAGCATAGTGTCGGCTGAATGCCTGCGCTCCGGCATTCTCACTTCCGGCGACATCGACGTGACGACACTTACCCAGCAAGTCCGCGGCTACCGCATTGGCTCGCGCGCCAGCCTGCGCTCCGCCATCGAACCGTTACAAGCTGCGTGGCCATTTGACGTAGTCCCGTCAGGCTACAATATCACCTTCAAGGTCCGCGGGAGTGGGGCGGTTGCCACCGTTGCCGCCGCCGATCTAGGTGCTCACACTGGAGACGAAATCCCGGTGACGATCACCTCTGTCCGCGAGATAGACACCCAGCTCCCACGAAAAATCGCTTTGCAATACCTCGACGTAGAGCGCGACCAGGAACGCGGAGAACAGTTTGCAGAGCGCGGAAACACCGCTGCAACCAATGTAATTGCCAGAGAACTTCCGATTTCCCTGACCGCGACAGAGGCTGCTGGGATGGCGGAAGTGCTATTGTATTTGGCGTGGCTTGAGCGTTGGCAGATTATGTTCACATTGCCGGCAACTTATAATCATCTTGAACCAGGAGACGTAATCAATCTGCCAACTTCAGAAGGAACAGCGAGTGTTCGCTTAACCGCGATAGATTACACTAGCGACGACAGGCTGGAGTGCAAGGGTAGATACAATGAGACGGCTGTATACACTCCTGCCGCCGTAGGGGTAAGCAGTTCATCTCTGCCCACTCAAACAATTCCACTTGTCGGTGAGTCGTTTTATCACCTACTTGATATACCAAACATGGATGACGTTCAAGACGATCCTGGTTTTATCGCAGGTATGTATGGTGAAAATGCTGGATGGGGAGGAGGCCTTCTTGTCCGCACAGACGACGGCGGGACTACATGGACTGATATTGAGTTGTTCGGACCCCCAGGCGTTGATGTCGGAAATGCGACAAATACAATTGGCGCTGTCGATTCAAGGCTTTGGGACAAGTCGAGTTCTTTGGCAGTTACAATGCTTAATGGTGATTTGTCTAGTGTTTCTGAATTAGCTGTTCTAAACGGATCAAATTATTTTGCTTACGGAAATGTCGGCAGATGGGAGATCATTGCGGCTGCCAAATGCACTTTAGTTGGCACAGACAGTTACGTATTGACCGACATGCTGCGCGGCAGATTTGGAACAGAATGGGTAATGAGCACGCATGCCGTTGACGATAAGTTGATTTTGCTAGATAACACGGCCTTGTCTTTTATAGGTATGTATGTTTCTACAATAGGATTGGCTAGAGAGTATCGCGGTATAACTTACGGGCAGTCGATAGACACAGACACGGATTATTCTTTTACATATACCGGTGTGAATTTGAAGCCGCTATCGCCCGTGTATTTTGTTGGCAGTAACTCGCCTACTTCTTCGGATTGGAATTTTTCTTGGATTCGTAGATCAAGGACAGATGGTGAGTGGAGGGATTTGGTTGACGCGGGATTGGGAGAGACCGTAGAAGCTTACGAGCTTGATATTTATTCAAACGATACGTACTCAACAGTTAAGCGAACAATAAATTCCTCTAACCAAACATGTGCGTATACTGCTTCACAACAAATTACTGATTTTGGGGCTGCCCAAAGTCGTATTTACGCAAAGCTTTATCAACTTTCATCTGTTGTCGGCAGAGGATATTCAACTGTAGGAGCCTTTATTTCATCAGCTTCGTATTCGTATTTTGCTTATGTCGTCTTTCAGGCACAAATGAATGCAGCAATCGGAAGCACAACATTTACTGACGTAAAGGGAAATACAATCACAACTTTTGGGAATACGAACCAGGCATCTGCCCACGGCCTGTGGGGATCGTCTGCTTATTTCGACGGTTCAGGCGATAGGTTGTCTTTGTCGGCTACAAACGATTTCAACCTAGCCAGTGGCGCGATGACGATAGAGTTTTGGCTTTATCGAGGAACGAACACTACAGACTGCCGTGTATTGCTGTTTGGTCCAAACGGAAGCTCGTCGAGTTGTCAGGTAAATTTCAGGTCGGATGGAGCGATTTGGTTTTTTGAAGCTACAGGCTCTCCAGTTTGCGGATTTACAGCCGGGGCCGGTTCTTATGCGCTAAATCGGTGGAACCACGTCGCTATTGTTCTAGCATCATCCACTAGCGCGGCTTGTTATATCAACGGAGTTTCTAAGTTTAACGGGACTATTACAGCATTTCCATCAACAACGTATAGCTTGGCTATTGGAGAGGACAGTGGGCAAGCCCTACTTGGAAACATTTCAGGTCTCAGAATAACAAAAGGCGTGGCTAGGTATACTGGAGCTTTCACTCCGCCAACTTCGCCTTACGAAGAAGGTTCTGGTGATGCGTATTGGAGTAGCGTGGTCCTTTCAATGCCGCTGCGCGATAATTTGCTCGATACAAAAGGCAAAACAGTAACTGTAACCGGAAACACAACAATTAGTTCAAACAGATATCCGTTCTCTATTTCTGGTTATTTCGACGGTTCTGGTGATTATTTGACAGTACCCACGGTCAGCGGCGATCTTGATTTTGGCTCAGACGATTTTTCTATTGAACTGTGGTTCAATAGAACAATAGACATGTCTTCTGGAACCTATCGCCTTGTCAACGAGTGGAACGGCTCCACCGGGTACATCTTCGCGGTGATAAACAACAACCTTGTGTTTAGCTTTAACAACGGTTCTTCTTATAGCATCACTGGTCCAGCGACAACGATAAACACATGGCATTACGCTACTGTGCAGAAATCTGGAAACACTGTATTTGTCGGTATCGACGCGGTTGCAACATCAGGCTCTGTGTCAGGCTCTGTGCCGACACCTGTTGGGACAACTTATATTGGTAGGGCGTCAGATGGAGCTTCGCAATATTTCACCGGTTATATTGGACCGATTAGGATTGTAAAAGGGATATCTGCCGTATTGTTCCCAGAGCCAAGTCTGCCTCTTCCAACATCTTAAGGATATAAAATGTCTTCAAGTACATCTAATTTGGATTTGATTGTCCAGTCGCAGGCCAGCAAAGAGGTCACTGCAAACAACCTTTTTAATGCGGGGAGCCCGGCCACTATTTTTGCAAGGAGGGAATCTCTTTGCACAGGACTAAACTGGTTCTATTACGGCGGATATATGCTAACTGATGGGGTTCTTACGCCAATAGCAAATAATGCATCCGCACTGGTATTAACTGCAAATGCGAATAACTATATCGAAGCAACTCGGGCCGGTGTTGTTTCAAGTAACACAACTGGATTTACCCCTGGAAACTTGCCGTTGTACCTAGCTGTTACCGGAGCAAGTACAGTCACAGATCATTTCGATTATCGGGCTTTTTATCAACCAGCAGATATAACCAGTAAAGCTAGCCAGAGCGTAACTACCGCTGATGTTACATTGACGGCCGAAAAGGCAAGGTGTGAATACCTTACGACCACTGGGGTGCTGACAGACAATAGGAATGTAATTGTTCCGAATCACTGGAAGGCAGTTGTGTTTTGCAGTAACACAGGAGCTTTCACAACCACCTTTAAGACATCGGGCGGGACAGGGGTTGTCGTGGCTCAGACCAAGCGCGCCATCCTTTTCGCGGACGGAACAAATGTCGTTCGCATAACAGCGGACGTGTGAAATAACTCAATTAAATCAATGGCCCAAAAACGGGCTGTGGGCAAAAGTTCAAAACTTTGTGGCCCACAGCCCGTTCTAGCGAATCTGGCGCGCGTCAGGTTGGCCTGTTTTCCACCATGAAGCGGTGAGAAATCCATCCACGGAAGTTCGCGTACCGCATCGCCCCCGTGGTCGCCACAGCCTGGTGCTCGACCGG